TGGATCTACAACCGCTACATGTACAGCAGCTGGTGTGCCCATGGGTGCTTGGCAAGCATTATACTACGTAGTAACACCTGGACAGGCCAGTGGTACCGACCAAACGAGATTTAGATTGGTCAGCTATACAAATTCTAGCTGGAATCCCGATTCTAACTGGATACTTATCTGTGTCCGAAATGGTGATGATGATCAACTGAAATGGTTACCTGGACAGACAATACTCGCACCTGGGCAATCATATGATAGTACTACCCGAGGCACATATGGAGCGGTTTTTGCGGACTCCGCGACCTTCGCGACCAGCGCGACCTTCGCGACCAGCGCGACCTTCGCGACCAGCGCGACCCATGCGAACGCAGCGAATGCGGTTGCATTCACAGCTAGAAATTCTACTAACAATACAGACTACATCGCATTTGTAAATGACGCCGCAGCCGGAGATAAAGCCCTCTACACAGACTCCAACCTCACATATAATTCCTCAACGAACCAGATCGCGGCTAACCTATCGGGTAATGTCACAGGTAACGTCACCGGTAATGTATCTGGTAATGCTGCATTTGCGAGCAACGCGACCTACGCAAACAGTGCGGGTTCCGCCACCAATGCGACCTACGCGGCCAGTGCGGGTTCCGCGGAAACGGCCACAAATCAATCCGGTGGAACAATCAGCGCGACCAGTGGAACATTTAGTGGTGATGTAAGTTTTACAAATTCGGGCACAACAACCAGAGGTATTCAGGGAATGGTTGGGGGGAATGACTATTGGTTTGTTGGTGGTGGTGCAACGGCATCAAATGCTGGGTATATGGAAATAGCTACAGGGGATGATGGGACAGAACCTATTTACGCGAGACAATATAGTGGCTCTCCACTTTCAGGTACTGTAACACGTACACTTACATTATTAGATGGTTCTGGGAATTCAAACTTTCCAGGTAGCGTGACTGCAAGCTCATTTAGTGGTAATTTGAGTGGTAATATAACGGGTTCAGCCGCCAACATAAGCTCTTCAAATGCTACTATGCCTGCATACATTAAACACGCAGGTGATACCAATACATACTTTGGATTTGTCGCTAATGATACATACAACATTGTGACAAGTGGCACTGAACGATTTCGGATTGATTCAGCGGGTGACGTCGGCATCGGGACGAACAACCCCGTGTACAAGTTGGACGTCAATGGTACGGTCAATACAGGCGCCCTCACGGCGACGAGTGCGACGGTACCCAACGATGGTGACTTCGTGATGGGTGGGAAGCCCCTCACCTCAGCCAGTGGGCTTCATTGGGATCGGGTCAATTCAAGGTTGGGGGTGGGGACGAACGCACCGGCGTACACCCTAGACGTCACGGGTACAGCGAGATTCACTGGGGCAATTACTGGTAACCTAACGGGTAATGTTTCGGGTTCCGCCACCAATGCGGGCTACGCAAACAGTGCGGGTTCCGCCACCAATGCGGGCTACGCAAACAGCGCGGGTTCAGCCACCAACATAAGCTCTTCAAATGCTACTATGCCTGCATACATTAAACACGCGAGTGATACCAATACATACTTTGGGTTTCCAGGTAATGATACGTATGTCATTACGACAAATAACGTTGAACGATTTCGGATTGATGCAGCGGGTGACGTCGGCATCGGGACGAACGATCCAACCTACAAGTTGGACGTCAATGGTACGGTCAATACAGGCGCCCTCACGGCGACCACGGGGGTCTTCTCGGGGAACCTCACTGTGAATCAGGGGTACAGACTACTTATGAGTGGTCAATATAATAATGCTGGTCCACAGATACAGCTGGACAGATCAGGTACAGCTACTTGGGGTACCACAGCACATTTCGACGCTTTCCGCTTTCTTGAAACACAGAATTCATCCGGGTCTGAACATACACAGCTTTTGAGGGTGGGGGCTGGTGGTGTAGCGATTACATCTCCGAGTGCCGATTACGCACCACCATTATATAACAAGAGTGGAACACATTCACTGTATTGCTCTGGCAACGTCGGGATTGGGACGGACAATCCAACCTACAAGTTGGACGTCAATGGAACTGCGAGAGTTAGTGCTGACCTTACGGCAGAATCTACAAGTGGTAATATCACTATATTAGCCAAAGCCCCGGATACTAAAGTTGCAACTTTAGCAGCGCATGGCACCGCTCAAGGAACCGGGCGTCTGTTCGTTGGTCAGGATAGCTTCCTACATGGTGGTGGGCTTGAATACAATGGTGACAATTCACCGGCGAGTACCGGAGCTGGTCAAGATTATCTTGCTCTGTACAGAGTTGAGACTGGGGCGTATAACTGGACGGCGAGGAACTCTTATGATAGCAACAACTGGGAATTTAGAGGAGGTGTGACTGCAACCTCATTTAGTGGTAACGTCACTGGTAATGTTTCGGGTTCAGCCGCCAACATAAGCTCTTCAAATGCTACTATGCCCCAATACATTAAACACGCGAGTGATACCAATACATACTTTGGGTTTCCAGGTAATGATACGTATGTCATTACGACAAATAACGTTGAACGATTTCGGGTTACATCGGGGGGCAACGTCGGGATTGGGACGAATTCTCCAGGTGGTAAGCTTCACATATCAAATGCCGGCGGGGTGTACACGGTGATATCAGATACATCGGCTGGAACTGACACGAAAAACTGGTGGACGTCTGTGAGTGGAAGCCAAATGACCCATTACTTGTCGAATGACGCAAACACTGCATCGCAACCGTACATGAAGATTAACAGAAGTGGATATAGCGTCAGTTCCATCACATTCGACTATGGCAACGTCGGGATTGGGACGAATTCTCCAGCCGCTCAATTACAATTATACGGAGCTGGACAAACATCCGATGCTACATTTGATCAAGTTGGTTCAACGGGTGGTCTTATTGCATTAAAAAGTAGTGATGGCGATACAGGTAGTGGTGGTGGGATTATGTTTGGTGCAAACCAGGGATATTTTGCGGCAATTAAAGGAAGTTTGGAAGATGGAACTGGCAATAGCCGTGGTCGTTTAACTTTTTTTACACGAACACTCACCACTGATGCTACTATGTCACACGCTATGACAATAGCAGACGGTGGCAACGTCGGGATTGGGACGACGAATCCTCGAGGAAAATTGCAGGTTGAAGATGTAATAGGGAACAGTGGCAATCAACTCGGTTTAGTCATATCAGATAATCAAAATAATAATAGCACCAGCACTTTACCAGCGATTGGTTTTGCTCATGGCAGTGGGACTATCTTCAGAGGTGGTATCCAGATGGTCAGTGAAAGTACAAATCTCTCAAAAGGTATGATTTTTAGAGTGGGAAGAAGTGGATCTATCGGTGGGTTTGACGCCCATCCTTTAGCAGATGTACCTGAACGCATGCGTATCAACAGGGATGGCAACGTCGGCATTGGGACGGCGAGTCCTCGAGCGGGACTACACGTCCATAAAAGTACTACTGGCGATTTTGCTACCAGTACTGCGATAAGCTACTTTGATTATAGTGATGCCCACTTAGTTCAGACATCGGGGGGTTATTCTGATAGTGTTTCAGTATTCGGACAGGCAGACATTGCGACCAACGGTGAAATCGTCTCATTAAATGGGGCAATTGGTGGCTCTGATAGAAGAATAAAGAAAAACATAGTTGATGTTGTAGATGAGACTGCCCTTCAAACATTGCGACTTCTCAAACCGAAAAGATATGAATACAAAGACATAATTAAGAGAGGTCAAGAAGTGGTATGGGGCTTCATTGCCCAAGAAGTGCGCGAAGTGTTGCCGTACTCAACAAAGGAGAAGAGGCAGGTCTTACCAAATATTTATGAATTGGCAAATGTCTCTTTCTCGAACGTCATCACCTTTGTGAACTTTAACACATCCAATTTGGAGAGTAATGCGACCACGCTCATCAGAACAGTTGGGATTGATGGTGAAGACCACGACGTCCACATGGTGGAAGTCATCGATGAACACACCATTCGCGTGGAAGAGGATTTGAGTGCGTGGACCGGTTCGGTTGATGAGACGGGTAACGTCATCACTGAAATCACGACCACGACGCTCACACTCGAAGAGTATGAAGCGCTCGAAGATAAATCGGGGTACGTCACAAACATAACTGGCTACCAAAACGCAAATGTTGTAGTCTCCATTGAAGAATACAACGCTTTGGAAGATACTACGGGGTATGAAGAAATCGTCCAAGACTACACAAAGACAACGACAACATACCCAGGTACGCAACTATTCGTGTACGGTCAAGAGGTTAATGATTTTGTTTATCTGAAGAAAGAAGCCATCTGGACCATCGCCACCACCGCTCTCCAAGAAGTTGATAGACAGCTTCAAGCAGAGAAAGCCAAGGTTGCGACCTTGGAGACACAACTCGCCTCGGTCTTGGCGAGACTCGACGCTTTAGAGAGTGCCTAGTCCCGAGCAACGCAGTCACTCGTACTCGTATCTAAACAGAAAAGTTCTGCAAACTTGTCCACTTAAAAAAAACTCTCACTATACTATAAAATGTCTGGTGGTATTGCCCAACTCGTGGCTGTCGGTGCTCAGGATGCGCACCTTGTCGGTCAACCCGAAATTAGCTTTTTCCGCTCTACCTACAAGCGACACACAAACTTCTCCCAGACCGTGGAACGCCAAGTGATCCAGGGGAATGTGTCCAATGGAGGTATGTCAACGATCCGCTTTGAACGCAAGGGGGATCTCCTCAGCTACGTGTACCTCGCCCCCAATGACGGATCAACTGCCGTGGGCTACAGTGCTGCCGATTGGCGCACCAAGATTGCCAAGGTTGAACTCCTTGTGGGTGGTCAGGTCATTGATGACCAAGACTCCACGTACTCTACGCTCATTGCCCCAGTGCTCTCAGCCACAAACTCCTCCAAGTCGGTTTCTGGTGACCTTTTCGGTGGTGCCACTGCTTCCCGTTTCTACCCACTCCGCTTCGCTTTCTGCGAAAACCTCCAAACCGCCCTCCCCCTCATTGCCCTCCAGTACCACGATGTGGAACTTCGCATTACTTGGGGCTCTGCGGCGGCCACTGACAAGTGGGACGTGTATGCCAACTACGTGTACTTGGATACCCAAGAGCGCGAGTTCTTTGCCTCCAACCCACAAAATATGATCATCACCCAAGTCCAAAAGGCGACGGCCTCTCTCACCAAGATCCAGGAGCTCAACTTCAATCACCCAGTGAAGTACCTCGCGGCGGGTAAGGCGACGGCTCTTGAAATCCTCAACGACGACAATAAGCTCAAGCTCCAAATTAACGGTACCGATGTGGCCGATTACAAGTTTGCCGATCCAAACTTCTCCCACGTCCCACTCTATTTCAACACAACCAACGCAGCCAAGCCAGCGACCGTCAAGACCCTCTTTGTGTACCCATTCTGCTTGGACACTGGTAAGCTCCAACCCACTGGTTCTCTCAACTTCTCTCGTCTCGACTCAGCCCGTATCGTCAATGATACCCGCGACTGTGATGACGACATCTATGCCGTGAACTATAACATTCTCCGTATTGAGAATGGTATGGGCGGCCTTTTATATTCTAACTAATTAATAACCCGCAATGTTGAAGATACTCTTTCTCCTCGCCATCGTTTTTGTATTGACGTACGATCCCAAATCCAGGACACTTGAAAAGTATGTTGGTCTACCAACACCATCCACTCAAAAGTCGTGTGAACCTACGCATTACGAAGCCGTGCAATTTGCCCAAAGTCCATATGAATGCCCACCATCAGGTAGAACCAATATGGGTGTCCTTACTTAAAAGGAAGAATCGTCAGTAACCTATAATGATTCAAATGGACCGCGAAACCCTCATGATGATTGCCACGATTGTCGCAATCGCTGGTGTTATCTTTCTCTTCAGAGAGATGAATAAGGCCAAACAAGATGTTGAAAATCTCAAGAACTTCTCAGCCCACGTGGTCCAGCGTCTCAGTGCCCCCGAACCAGAACCACAACCAGTGCCGGTTGCCGAAAAGAAGGAAGTAGATACCGAAGAAAAGGAGGAGGAATAAACATATCCACTTATTATAACTTGCGAATGCGCAATGAAAAAATACAAAGCTATAGCGATACCGGTCAGCTTTGCTGACGACAAGCCCCGATTTCTCACGGTGAGGGATCGGAGGTTCAAGGATTGGATATTTGTGACAGGGGGGTGTAGACGGAGGGAGATCTTTAACCCCCTCCGTTGTGCCCTTCGGGAATTGGAGGAAGAGACCCGTGGGGTGGTTGCCCTTAAGAGTGGTGAGTATACAGAGTTCAAGTTCATAGTGAAGGAAAGCCCCACTGTCGACTTGGAGTATAATGTGTATGTCTTCTTCGTGGACTACACTCGTTCACAACAACAGGCGCTCGTCAAGAAGTTTTATGAAGAGAAGCAGAAGACAAACCTTAAAAAGATTAATAAACAACCCATAAAAAAGACCTACGATGAGAATGACTATATGAGTTTTGATACCCTCGAGGAGTTTAATACACGTAAGCAGTGGAGGCGCATTGTGGATAATGTCGTAAAGAATCCAGAGTTTTATTCGTGTGTAACTTCTCTCAATAGAAAAACATTCTCTATAAAGTAGAATGAAGTCAAAAGCTTATATTTTAATGCAGATTGGAGAACTCCTCCAGTCACATCGTGGCCTATGTTCAGAGGAGGTTGAGGAATGGATAAAGGACAACGAAGAAAAGACAGTCTATGAACTTCTCACGATAAAGAAGGAGTTGGCAGAATCACCCAAGGAATTTCCAGATGTTTCTGTGATGGGGTGGTTTAGAGGTTAGACTCGATACAAAGGTATGTTTAAAAAGTGGTGCAAAGAACAAAAATTGAATAATGCAACCAATCTATCACATGTGCTCATGGACGGTGGTGTCCTCTCCGTGCCATTTGATAAATTGAATGAGTTCCACGAAAAGTATATTGAAGCTGTCCGTTCGGGTGAGAAGCTCTTTGTCGTTGAACAGAAGAGCCCTCAATACAACTTTTTTGTGGACATTGACTACAAGGATACGAGATCCCTCACAATTGATGAGATCCAGGACATCTGTAAGGTCATATGTGACAAAGTCAAGCGCCATGGGGGTAAGGAATGTCTCATTTCTGTCTCCCCACCCAAGAGTGCCGGTAAGTATACAAAGACTGGGGTTCACCTCAACTGGCCGGGCTTTGTTGTAGATCAATCCTCAGCCCTCGCCCTTAGGGAACATATCCTTGTGGCTCTCTCGAGGGCTAAAGGTGCTACAGATTGGAATGAAATCATAGATGTCGCCGTGTATGGAGATGCTCGGAGAAAGTCCAAAGGGAGTGGTTTCCGCATGCCGTGGTCTCACAAGATGGCAAAGCACACCCCATGTGGTGGTCAGGGATGTCCAGAGTGTCAGGGCACGGGGAAGGTTGTACAAGTCGCATACCTTCCCCTATTTATGTACAATCACGGCCCTCTCAGTACATTGACAAAGATTGATCCACAACCAAACTTGGATATCCTCAAGATGTCCTCCATTAGGACGGATCAACCCCAACATATTACAGTAGAGCCACCCTCCTCTGTGATTAAGGAGGGGTCTTTCACATCGGCACAGACCGCCGATGAAATTGAGAATGATGAACTCAAGGGTCTCATTGAACACTTCATTCAGAAAAGTATGGAGGGTCAGGGCAGTGCCATAGTTACGAAACTCTTCAAGCACAAGGAGACATATCTCGTATCAACAAACTCCAAGTATTGTGAAAACCTCAAGAGGGGTCACAGTTCTAATCATGTATGGTTTCATATCAGTGGATCTGTGATTGCTCAAAAGTGTTTCTGTAGATGTGAAACAATTAGGGGTAGACGTGACGGTTTCTGTAAGGACTTTTATGGTCGGAAGCACACCCTCACCCCCACCATTGTTGACAAGTTGTATCCCAAGAAGGAAGACCTCAAGAAGTGTCCAGAAATCAAAAAGTTTGTAGAAAAGCCGCAGATCAAACAGAGTGATGTGAAGACACCCCTCGAGGTATTTATGCGTAAGTGTATGAAGTGTCCAGAAGAGACTCGGGTTGTCAGTCTAACTCGACAGAAGAATGGATTCATAGCACTCACAACCTTAACACATTGTGAAACAATTAGAGGTACTCACGAGGATGGCATCGTAATGTCATACGCTATCAAGGGGAACACAATAACTCAAAAATGCCCCAAATGTACAAAGAGTACCGCCAGAACACACGAACTCAGTGGCACTGTCAAGGAGGCTCTTAAAAAAAATAACTCACAACAGTAGAAGAATGGCTCTCATTCTCGTTGGTGTGGCTGCCTTTCTGGTAGCTAAACTCGTCAACGATATTGAATTTCCAAACATAGTCCCCGAGATTGATGAATTTCATATGTACTCCGGTATTCATCCACAACTTTACAGGGATTACATACAATACAAGAGTGAGGGTCGTCGTATAGATGCTCAAAATGCCCTTGAAGAACTCGCATTGTACGCAGACTTTGATTTTAGAGAAGAAATACAAGAAAAGATACTTAAAAGGCAGGAGTCTTTATTTATTTAAATGGTGCAAACCAGAACACGATCGGGACGCCAGATAAAGAAACCAGAATTGTATAAACCAGAAGAGACTGTATTAGAAGATGATTACTTACCCGACGAACATGACTCCGACTTTGATTCGGATATAGATACAGAAGATGAGTATTATTCAGATGATGATAGTGACGATAATGATGATGAGGGGAGTCTCAAGGATTTTGTGGTCGACGACGAAGAAGAAAGTGAGGAAGAAGACGCTTAAAAAAAACAGGGGCTATATTAAAAAATGGAAACTGACATAGGAAATCCAATAGAATATGATCCCATCAACGATCCATTTAAAAATGATGAGAAGAATGAAGATAGTACACCCATACAACAGGAACAACCATACTATTTTCAACCTTCGGAGATGATGTATCCACAACAGCAATTTTATCCACCCCAAGAAAAACCAGATATCTTTTCCAGTATAGAAAAGACTACGTGGATTGTGGCATTTGCTGTATTCTTATTAGGCTTTTTCATGGGGAAAACCATGCAACCAGTGATCCTCAGGTACGCTTGAGTATCCAGTAAAAGTACCAATATCCCCATAAATTGGGGCGACCTTCCCTGTGATGTCACGATTTATAAGTTGAGTTGGATACACAGGCACGATAAACGCATCACGAGTATCTTCGATAAATCCATCGGCTGTACTCACTTCAATTTTTTCACTTTTGTTTTTTGAAAGCATCTTTCCACCTGGTTCAAAAAACAAAATAAAGAACGCACTTGTCAAAATGATGGTTAAAATTATTTTCCACATTTTGTTTTAAAATTAGCTAATATTTATTTTACGCCGATGATACTTCTGGTTCACCCTCTTCCTTGGACTCTTCAATTGTAGCATCTGTAGAAGAGGTGGCAGCTTGCGCCTCGCGCCACTTGCGTCGTTCCTCAATTTCAGCGGCAACCACAGCATCGGCTTCCTTAACAAGGTCTTCCATGTCGGCGTCGGGTTTTTCCTTCTTGAGGCGCTCAAGAACCTCGGCTGGGTGACTGACTGGTGGTTCATCTGGCTTGGTGTAGAAGAGTGAGTTCTCGTCGCCTGGTTTGATATAGGACTTCGCTTCCATCATGTCCCGCTTACGATCATTGAACATCCTAGTCGCTTCGGCTTGGTTTTCCTTGTAACCACTCATGATCTCTTCAAGCTTTTCGTTTTGGTAGTGGACATCCTCAATCTTGAGGGGATCTGGTGGGATGAGAAGCCACTTGTACATGTCAACGACGTAGATGTCAAATGTCGAATCTTCCTTTTGAAGTCTCTTCGCGTGAGACGCCGCTTCGTCGCGAGATGCGAAAGCACCACGAATCTTGATCCCAAACTTATCATTCTTTTGTGGTGCTTCTGGGCCCACGACGGAGAGGCACGCATACAATTGACCGGGGACAGTGGTGTAATCTTGTTCGAGAGACATGATATTATGTGTTACACTATGCTTAAAACTTTAAGCCTATTGTTTTATAAATGAGGACATTTTGGGATACACAACCCGTTCCACGGGATGGTGTCGTATATGAGAGTGGTAAAGACATTGAAAGGGAGAGGGTAGTTGTCCATGAACCAGTGGAACTTCCGGATGGGTTTTCGTGGGATCACCCAAAAATTGAAGAGGCACACACACTTTTGAATGATCATTATGTTGGTGATGACACTTTTAGATTATCCTATTCCCTAGAGACCCTCAAATGGGCGGCCGAGACCCCAGGTCACGAAAATAACGGTATTCGTCATGATGAGACTGGTGTGCTCATTGGATATATTTCAAGTGTTCCCATCAAAGTGCGTGTCTGTGAAGACATACTTCCAATGGTTCAAATCAATTTTCTATGTGTCCACCCAGACTATCGAGATAGGGGCTTTGCGCCAATACTGATCAGTGAGATCAAGAGGATTGCCAATACCAATGACATTTGGCAGGCAATGTACACAGCAGTCACGAAAATACCAGGGTCTGTGGCAAAGAGTTCCTATTGGCATCGCTTCCTCAATGTCAAGAGGCTTGTCAAGACTGGGTTTTACCACACAGATCGGTTGAGAGAAAAATACTTTGAAATTCGAGGGAACTCCCAATTTAGAAAGATGACTACCAAAGATATTCCAAAAGTTACACGAATATTGGAAAAATATTTTAAGGAATTCAAAGTTGCGCCCCACATTGATAAAGATTGGGTCAAACATTGGATACTCCCAATCCATTCATATGTGAATGACGAGACCGATGATTTCATCTCCTTCTATGAGATCCCATATGATCGTGTAGATGGCACAGATACCGTGAAGCAAGTGTACGCCTTCTATATGGTTGGCGATGTCTACAACGACGCGTTCATTCTTGCGAGAAATCAAGGGTATGATGTGTTCAATACTCTAGACATAGGACAAAAGGACTATGACCTAGAGAAACTGAAGTTTATTCGGGGAAGTGGACACGTCTATTATTATTTATTCAACTGGCTTCCATCATCTGTATTCGGTTCGGAAGATATACAACTTAAATTGCCATGAGTTTCAAGTCGTTCGCGTATAAGCTTTACATATTCCTCATTAAGTTCAACAGCCACAAATGGAAGACCTAATTCTTTAGCAGCTATACATTCACTCCCAGATCCCGCGAACGGCACAAAAACGAAGCCATTCTCTGGATCTTGTTTACACGATTTTAGGAGTTTCTCGCATAGAGCAAGGGGTTTTTGTGTTGGATGATTTACTCTTTCATTTTTACCGGCGCCACCAGCAAGTGCTGGGATTTTAATGACATCCCTTGGCAGTGCACCGGCTGGATGAGCTGTATATGTTGTAGTCTTTTCCCCATTTGAAAATCGCCCCTTTGTCGCCTTTCTTTGTTTACCCGCAGCACCTTTCACAAAACCATCTGTGTATGGTTCCCTGACATCATCTCGGTGAAAGACCTTGTCATCCTTCCACAAAACAATTATACTCTCATGTGATCTTTGCCAGAAACGGAGAGAAGGGACATTTTTATTTGTATAGTGCCAAACTAACCATCGTCTATTTATATTTTGTGGAATTCTTGATAATATCAACGCCAATATCTCACTGAAACCATAAATAAACATTGTACCATCCTTTCTTAATATGCGTAGACACCCCTCAATCCATTCATCACACCAACGAAGATATTCATCCATGGGTTGTTTGTCGCTTTTGTTTCCGAAGTCTTTCCCTATATTATAGGGTGGATCAGCTATAACAATTTGAGCACTTTCATTATTTAAGGTCCTAAGTGTTTCCAAAACATCACCGTGGATTACCGTCATATCATATAAGTGAATTAAAGTTTTAAGTCTATTGAGATGTATGACACACGACGAGGGTACACCAGATGAGCTTCTTTCAATTATAAAAGATTTGACGACTGTGGTAGAAAAAAATATAAAAGCTTTTCATAATTTACTTTGTCAACCTATTACTGGAACTATATGGGAAGAACTTTTATCTAAATCTTTTAATGAAATAGGGTACGAGACAACATGGAAACCGGATAATTCACATAAGATTGGTGAAGATATGAGAATTGTTTCACTTGAAAATTCAAGAATATCATGTAAATCCGGTGTCATTACACATAACCGAACACATAAATTGGGTGAATGTGTTCAGTTCAGCTCTTCAAGAACTACAAGTTTTAAAACGTTGGAAGAAAAGTTGGATCATTTGAGCAAAAGACATTGTGATTATCATTTCATGTTATCGAAGGGTGACAAGTTTGACGGTACATATAAACTACTTATAATTAAGGCTGATAATTGTAACGTCGGGGATCTGGAATGGGAACCAAATAAGAATGGAAAGCCTGGTGACTATGTGAGTAGAATTGGTGGGCCATTTAAGGCTACTATAACTGGATCAATGAGTGGACAATTGTGGGTAACATTACCCTTGTCACGCGTGGAATATATTTTTGACATTGGAGTTCCTAAGTAAAAGAAATGAAACCAGATGTTCATAAGATGGAAGAGATCCGCCGAAACCATAACAATGCGAAGAGGGAACTCATACAGAGTGTCACTAGGGAGGGTAGTCAGATATTAGATGTTGGGTGTGGTTTCGGTGGTGATCTTCAAAAGTGGCACAAGTGTGGGGCAAATATGAGTATGTGCGACCCAGAGCCATCAGCCCTCATAGAGGCCAGGAGTCGCGCGAAAAACATGCATATGAGGGTGAACTTCTATGAAGGGGATATTCATAGTTGCCCCAATAGAAAGTTTGATATTGTGTGCTACAACTTTTCACTTCACTATATATTTGAATCACAGGGAAAGTTTTTTAGTTCTTTGAGGGAAAT